GTCTGATGCTGACGGTGATCTTGTTAATCGTTCTGGGCTTGTAACCGTGGCGCGTCAGAATGGAAAAACGGTACTTGGTCAGGCCGTTGTAGGGGCATGGCTAACTAGCATTGCAGCGTTACGCGGTAAGCCTCAGACCGTGATTAGTTCTGCCCATGAGTTGCCACTAGCTAACTTGCAGTACCAATTTTTGGCCCCAATTTTAGAAACGTATTTTGGCGCAAAACCGAAGTGGGGATATGGCCGCATGGAATTGGCTATGCCTGATGGCTCACGCTGGTTTATTAAGGCCGCTACGCCATCGGCAGGAATGGGGCTATCTGCTGACCTGATCTGGGTTGATGAAATCTATGACGTGGATGATGCTGTTATGGCTCATTCTTTGCGCCCAACTATGAAGGCCCGTAACGTTCGTACTGCTGGTGGCTCGCCACTAATGCTTATGACTTCTACTGCTGGCACCGAAGCATCCACGGCCATGCTTAGGTACAGAGAGTTGGGCTTGTCTCTTATTGGTGAGCAACGCGCTGGCGCTTTTTACTTTGCCGAATGGTCACCACCGCCCGGGGTAGATGTGATGGATACGCAATGGTGGGGCTGGGCTAACCCAGCGCTCGGGCAAACTCTAGAGCTGCAGTCAATGTTGATAGATGCTGACCACCCAGACAGATCATCTTTCTTGCGCGCAAGCCTTAACCAGTTTGTCAATGCTGATGCTTGCTGGCTACAGCCGGGGCAGTGGGATGCTTGCCTGTCTGATATTCAAGGGCCCGAAAATGGCTGGCTTGCTTGTGACTCATCGCTCGATGGTTCGCGCTATGTTGCTGTTCGTGCAGCTGTAGATGATGTTGGCGTAGTGCACGTATCGGTTGAGTTTGTTGTTCAGTCATTAGCAGAGTGTCAGCAGGCCATGGTTGAGGCTTGTGCCGAGCACCCAACACTTGGGCTGGCCGTCACCCCGGCACTAGAACACCATGTGCCTTTGCCGTTAATGAGGCGAACAAAAGTTGTGGGCTACGGCGAGTTAATGCGCTACACATCACTGGTCAGAGCACAGATTAACGATGGCAAATTGGTGCACCGAGGTGAGCAAAATCTTGCCGAACACATGAACAGATCAGTAGCAATTATGCAGAGCAACCAGTTGGCGCTGAGCAGTAAGCGTTCCCCTGGGCCTATTGAGTTAGCGCGCTGCACCATTTGGGCTGCCGCTTTAGCATCACGACCTAAGCAAGCAGGTAAACCAATGATGGTGGTAGTCAGTCGCTAAAGTGTTGGCGGTACTGCTCTGGGCGTTGTCGGGATGAGCAGGGCAGTACCACACACACCCGGCAGAAAGTGGCATACTACCGCTATGGGTATTTTCAATAAGCCAGTAACCAAGGCCGCTATCTCAACACCATCTGTGCAGGCCGCTGTTGGATATGCGCCAGCAGGCATTAGCAAAAACCCGATAGACAACTTTTATAACTACCAAGAAGGCGCAGCTCGCCAGCGTGCCATGACCATTGCTACCGTGTCTCGATCACGTGACTTGCTGGCTTCAGTCATTGGTTGTATGCCACTAAAAATGTACGGCGAAATGTTTAACGATGCCACTGGCGAGATGGAAGAAATACCACTAGCCCCTAGGTCGTGGCTACGCCAGCCAGACCCAGCCGTCACATATAACTTCTTGATGGCTTGGACTCTTGACGATTTGCTGTTCTATGGTCGTGCCTTTTGGTACATCACAGAACGCACACAAGACGGCTTCCCTAGCAAGTTTCAGCGTTTGCCTGCAGGCTCTATAACAACTTTGGATGAGCAAGGCCCGGTGTTCTTTCATCCGTCTAAGTCCATCAGTTTTGCTGGCAATGATCTTGACTATCGCAACATTGTGCAATTCCTTAGCCCTATCCAAGGCATCGTTTACAGCTCTGAGCAGACCATTACAACAGCGTTAAAGATTGAGCAAAGCCGTTACAAAAATGCCCAATCGTCTTTGCCTAGTGGCGTATTGAAGCAAACTGGCGGCGAGCCATTGAGCGCTCAAGAGTTGTCAGAGATTGGGGCGGCCTTTCAAGAGGCTCGATTGACTAGCCAGACCGCTGTGCTCAATGAGTTTTTGACCTATGAGGCCAGCACTGCCACCCCGGACAAAATGCTGATGATTGAGTCAGCCCAGTATTCAGCGCTAGATCTGGCACGCCTATGTGGTGTTCCCCCTTACCTTGTGGGCGTGTCCACTGGTGCTTATGCCTACACAAGTAGCGAGCAGTCACGCGCTGACCTTTACATCTTTGGTGTCAAGCCATACGCCGATTGCATAGCCTCAACGTTGTCAATGAATAACGTGCTGCCACGCGGCACCTACTGTAAGTTTGATACAGACAGTTACCTAGAGGAAAACTATGTAGCAGACAAAATGCCCGACACCGAACCAAAAGAAAATACTCAGGAGTCCCTAGCATGATGCGTTTTACCAGTTCAACATTCAGCGTAGATGCCGCCCAAGATGGCAGCCCTAAGCGCACCATTACTGGCATTGCATTGCCGTACAACGTTGAGGCGACAGTCTCAGGTGGTCAGGTTGTCAGCTTCATGCCGGGCTCACTGCCCACAGATGGCAAAGCCCCCAAGCTTTATATGAGCCACGACTCAACCCAAGCCATTGGTCTTGTGACCGAGCGTGCCGACAGCCCAGAGGCCATGTACTTCACAGCCAAAGTTTCAACTACAGCCCTTGGCGATGAAGCCCTAGTGCTGGCAGCTGATGGCGTTCTTGACTCAGTTTCAGTAGGCGTAAACCCAACCAAGTTTTCGTACAACGAAGATGGAGTCATGATCGTGGAAGCAGCCGATTGGATGGAGCTGTCACTTGTACCACAGCCAGCCTTTAGTGGTGCTACCATCACAGATGTTGCAGCGAGTATCCCCACATCAGAGGATGACTTGAGCAATAATACAGAAACGGCACCCGATGAGCCTGAAGTTACCGAACCACAGGAGAACCCAGTGTCAGAAACACCAGCCCCAGAAGTCATCGAAGCATCATCAATTTTTGCCCAGCCAAAACGCAAGTTTGCCATGCCAACACCAGGCGAATACCTCGCAGCAATGCACGCAGGTGGCGACACGTTCAACAACGTAAATGCAGCTTTCAAGGAAGCAGTACGCGATCAGCAAACAGCACTTCAAGCAGCTGCAGGAGATGTCCTTACAACAGACACCCCTGGACTTTTGCCAGTGCCAGTTCTTGGGCCATTGTTCCAAGACCTGAACTTTGTTCGCCCAGTCGTTTCAGCTTTCGGTGCGCGCTCAATGCCAAACACCCCAAGCAAGACCTTTATCAGGCCAACAATCACCACGCACACCAGTGCAGCAACACAGACCGAAGGCTCAGCAGTATCTGCCACAACCATGGTCATTGCTTCCAACACAGTTACTAAAACAACTGTCGCTGGTCAGGTCACATTGACAATGCAAGACATGGACTTCACAGACCCTGCATCTATGAACCTCATCCTCAATGACCTTGCTGGTGAGTACCTCATTGCAACTGACAACATTGCAGCTGACAACTTGGTAGCTGGTAAAACAGCGTCAGGCTCGACATGGACTGTCACCGCTAACGACCCGACCTCACTGATCAGCTCTTTGTATGACGCAGCGCGTGAAATCACCGAGGACAGCAACTACTTCCCAACCCACTTGTGCGTGTCACCAGATGTCTGGGAAAAATTGGGCAGTCAGCTTGACGGCTCAAAGCGCCCAATCCTTGGCTACACCACAAACGGTGTCATCGGACAAAACAGCATTGGTCGCGTAGGTGGCCTGCAGTACACCGGTATGGATGTCATGGGCCTTCAACTTGTCGTTGATAACAACTTTGCATCGGGAACCATGCTTGTTGTTTACGCACCTGGCTTCGAGATTTACGAAGCACAGCAAGGCGTTCTCTCGATTGCTAACCCAAGCACATTGAGCCGCACGTTCTCTTACTACGGTTACTTTGCAACTTTCGTTGCTAAGTCAAGCTTCATTCAGTCCATCACAATCGCGTAAAGCGAAAGGCGGTTAGCCGCCATGGCTACATACACAGTCACTTTTAAGCAACTGCTAGACAACTATGCGGTGCTTCAAACACTGACCGATACTGAAATAGAGGTGGGGCAATCCATCACTGTTGCCAGTGTTGCTGCACCCTTTAACGGCACGTTCGTGGTCTATGCCATGCCCAAGTATGAGTACATCGGCATAGACACAGAAGGTGATCTTTTATTTAACGCTAATGTCAGCATCCCTAATCAGGTGCTCTTTGCTTGTACTGGCACAGACGTTCAGCGCACAGCAACGGCTACTGGCACAATCACTTACACGCAGAACTGCACATGGGTGGCTACTAACGCTGATCTCATTACGTACCTTGGCGTGGACATTACAAACCCCAGCGATGACTACACACTTGTGGGGCAAGCTCGAAATGCAGCCAATGACTTTGCCTATCGCCGCCGCCAAGAGTCTGGCTATTTTGACAGCCTCACAACTTCACCGGGCCACGATGTCACGCTGGGTACTCTTATGTATGCAGCTGCACTGTGGCGTAGCCGTGGCTCAGTTCAGGACACCTTTGCTACTTTTGATGGTATGGGTTCAGCACCTGTCAGCGCCATGACACCGATGATTAAACAGCTCTTGGGCATAGACCGCCCACAGGTGGCTTAATGCCTGCTACAGGGCTTCTGAACGAGGCTATGCAAGACCTCAAGGCCACACTTACGGCAGTGACAGGCTTACGGGTAGTTAGTGACCCCACAAAGATTGTCCCTAACTGTGTCTTTCTTGATGCCCCTAGTTTTGAGACAATTGCTGGCGGTGGCAACATCGTGCGCGTAACTATCCCAGTACGTGTTATCGGCAGTGGCACCGCAGCCCAAAATGTGCTGGAAAACATCCTCAGCATTGTGGCCACAGTCCTTGGCTCGAGCGTTGTCATCATGGCAGGCCAGCCGTCATCACTAGAAATAGGTGGCGCTACCTACCCTGCTTACGATCTACAAATGGCAATGCAGGCACAGAAGCAATGACATACGCCAACGGACTAGTATTATCTGCTAGAACTAACAACAGATACGGCACCCGGCACCGTTTAACACAGGAGCATTAACGTGGCCACTTCGACATATCTCACTAACCCAACCGTAAACCTCTCCCCAACCACTGGTGGTACAGCTGTTGATCTGACAGACCAGTGCCGTAGCGCAACTATCACACTTGGTGTTGACTCGCTTGAGTCCACAGCTTTTGGCGATACCGGTCATCGTTTTGTGCCAGGTCTACAAACGGTGTCTGTAGAACTTGAAATGTATCTCAGTTATGGCACTGGCGAAGTTGAGGCCACATTGTTTGCCAATTTGGGCACAGGTACTACACAGTTAGTCATTTCGCCATCAGGCGTTACCGAGTCAGCGTCTAACCCTGAGTTCACAATCATCAACATGCAGCTTGTGGATTACACACCAATCACTGGCTCTGTAGGCGAACTGTCAATGATTACCGCGTCATTTATCGGCGGCACATACGCTCGAGACATCACATCCCCATAACCAAAGGAACCCGACATGAAACTTACCCTCAAGGTAGATGCAGGCGAAGGCCCGTACGAAGTCACTACCAGTCTGTACGTCATTGTGCAGTGGGAACGCAAATACAAGCGCAAGTCAAGCACCATTGGTGAGCAAGGCATAAGCATTGAGGACTTGGCTTTTATGGCTTACGAGTCAAGCAAAGTTGCTGGCATCACAGTGCCTGTAGTCCTTGATGACTTTATTAAGCGCCTACTTGTTTTGGAAGTGGTGGATAATGATCCGGCAAACCCTACCCAAGCGGAACCTACCGCCATTCCCTAGCAAGTCTCCTAGTAGCCACAGGCTGGTGGCCACCTGCTGTAGAGTTTGACATTGCTGATCTAAACACCACGATCAAGTTGTTAAACGAAAGCCGTAAAGCATGAGCCTTGCAACCAGTGTAGAAATTACAGGTCTAAAGCAAGCGATGGCTGAACTATCCAAAATGGACAAGTCAGCAAGGTTCAAGGCAGCCGCCAAAATCAAAGCCAGTAGCCCAGCGTTGCTCGAGAACGTGCGCGCACAATTCCCAAGCGATATCGGCATCACAATGATTTACGGCTGGGCACCAAGCAAAAAAGGCACAAAAGGCAGACTTGCGTACGATAAAGCCAAAGTAGACAAAGGTGTGCAAATTGTTATTGGTGGCAAGGCACGAAAAGGTGTTACACCGCTTGTCACTCTTGTGCAAAAAGATGCAGCTGGTCAGTTGTTTTCAATGGCTGGTAACGCTGGTGGCACAGGTCAATTCAGCAAACTGCTACACAATGTTTTCGGCAGGCCACAGCGAGGCTTGTGGCGATCACGCGAGTTCATTCAAGAGCAAGGCACTGCTGACATTATGAAAGCCGTAGACGAAGTAATAGCAGACGCTAATCGAGCACTAGAACTAAGGATGGCTGCCTAATGGCTGTATATCTACCAATCGTTACCCAATTCAATAACAAGGGATTGAAGGAAGCCGAGAAGGGCTTTAAGGATTTAGAAGGCGCACAAGCCAAAGCCAAGTATGCGCTGGGCAAAGCAAACAAGTATGCAGCCGTTGCACTTGGTGGTTTAGTTGCTGGCCTTGGCGATGCTGTTAAAGGCGCAATGGAAGATGAGCAAGCACAAGCAATGTTGGCGCGTCAGCTACAAAAAACTACTGCAGCAACTGACGCACAAATTAAGGGTGTTGAGTCCTACATAACCCAACAGGGCAAACTTAAAGGCGTTACAGATGATGAGCTACGCCCGGCACTTGCTGGCCTTGTACGCGCCACAATGGACATTGACGAAGCCCAAAAAGCAGCCAACCTTTCAATGGATATTGCATCGGCTAAGGGGATCAGCCTCGAGACAGTTACAAAGGCCATGGAAAAGGCGTACGGCGGCAACATGACCGCCCTAGCAAAACTGTCACCAGAACTACGCCAGATGATTAAAGACGGCGCAAGCATGGAAGAAGTCATGGCCGAGATGGCTGTCACTTTTGGCGGTGCCGCTACTGACTCTGCCAACACTGCTGCAGGCTCAATGAAACGTCTAGGCATTGCACTAGGCGAAGCCAAAGAAGGTGTGGGCGCTGCACTGCTACCAATCCTTGAAAAGGCTTTGCCGGTACTGCAAAAGTTTGCACAGTGGGCACAGGACAACCCGACACTAATTACGGCTGTGGCTGTTGCTTTTGGGGCGTTAGCAGCTGCAGTTGTTTTAGTTAATGCAGCCATGGCATTAAACCCTGCTGTACTAATCACGGCTGGCATTGTTGCTTTAGGTGTTGCCTTGGTTATGGCCTACAAAAAGTTTGACACTTTTCGCGCTGTAGTCAATGCGGTAATTAACCAGGTGGCTAGCAATTTTGAGTTTATGGCGAACGCGTTTATTGCAATGGTAAACGTTGTTATTAAAGGCATTAACTTAATTAAGCCTGGCAAAGACATCGGCACGCTTGGCCAGATCAATATTGGCAGGTTGGGTGGTGACAAGGGCGGCGCTGGTGGCGCTAACCCTGCAGGACTTGACTACAAAGCAATGGCTACAGGTGGCATTGTCACTAGCCCTACCTTTGCTCTTATTGGCGAGGCAGGCCCAGAAGCTGTTATCCCATTGTCAAAAATGGGCAGTATGGGTGGCGGCGTCACAATCAACGTTAATGGCGGTGATCCACAATCAGTAGTAGATGCCTTGCGCCGATACATGCAAGTCAATGGCTCTGTGCCTATTAGAACTGCCTACTAATGCCATACACAGCGCCAAATGTCTATTACGCGTCAGTATTTGACGGCACTTACACAAAACTCGATGGGGTGCAATCGGTCAGCATTAGTCGTGGTAAGTCACGTTTCCAAGACCCACAGACCGCTTCACAATGTTCTGTAGAGCTAATTCCACAAAGCACTTTTCCGTCAATGACTATTGGGCAATTTATTGATATTCGAGACAGCAACAGCGGCGCTTCATCAGCGTATTTTGCAGGCAAAATTACAGACATACAGCGCAGTTACGCAATCCCATACAATGCCGGCACGGGAGCAACACCAGCAGACAGAGTAACAATTACGGTCACTGGTGGCACAGGCGTTTTGGCATCTGGTTACGGCTCTGATGGTTACGGTGGTGGTGGAGCAGTTGATGCTACTTCTACACTTATGACAGGTTCAATGAACCAGACAAACGTGTACACAACTACACCTCAAAACATTGGTTACGACTATGGCGTCTTCAGTCCAATTGTTCCCATAGGACAAAACATTTTGGCACCAGGCCCTGCGCCATGGTTTGACACAATTAATCGAGTATTAAACACAATCCAATACTCCGCAGACGACCTTGATCTAAACAGGACTTTTAAGCAAAATTACGGCGGGATTGCAGATGTGTACGCTGGGGCATATTTTTATCCGACAGGCCAAACAGGCAAAAGCATCAGCCTTGTAGACGATGGCACAACAGGCGCAACCGTTTACAAATACGCACAAATTGAGTATGTCTCATCAGTGCAATCGTCTTTTAGCCAAGTTGTCATCCAATACGCTGCTTTCGCCGCAAGTGCCTACACAAACCAAGAGCTCAACATAACTTCTGGTTTACCACCATTTGTTAGCTTTAATTATCCAACTGCTATTGCGACAACGACACAAGGCACAAGCCTCGGGAATTACGTTTTGGCGGTTAATAATCAATCAATACCAGCACCGTTTAGTATCGGCACTTCTACGACCCAACAGGAAAGCGCAGCTGCTTTAGGCAAACTTGCTGAGTGTCCCATTGGCACAGCGGTTACGGTTAAGTTTCGCGGTACTACAGTCACGGCCACGGTTTGTGGCATTTCCGCTAGTTACTACACAGATAGGGCTAATATCCGTTTAAATCTTACACCTTCACTTGGCACTCCGTTCACTCTCGACTCGACCGCGTTCGGGGTGCTTGATACAAACAGATTGGGATACCCATAATGGCAATCAAAACTTTCACGGCTGGATCGGTGCTAACGGCTGCCGATACGAATACGTATTTGGCTAACTCAGGGCTGGTTTATGTCAAGTCACAGACCATTGGTTCAGCAGTTAGTTCTGTGAATGTGACAAGTGCATTTAGTAGCACTTACGACAATTACGTAATAACACTTTCAGGCGGTGTTTCAAGCGGCGCAATCGTTGACATTAGACTTCAACTTGGTTCAACATCGACTGGTTACTACGGTTCCCGAATTGGTACCACTTGGGCATCCGACACGGTAATTGTTGGCCGAGACAACAACGGCTCATTATTTTCATTTGCAGCAACAGGGTCTACAGCAGGCTTACAGGGCTACCTTGTTATCAGCGCACCAAACTTGGCAAAACCTACAACTCTTATGGCGACTCAGGCAGGAAGTGCGACAAATGCTGGCAGTTTTAACTTCAATGGGTATTTAGCAGGAACTACCCAATACACCGACTTTACGCTTTCGCCAGGTAGTGGCACTTTGACCGGCGGCACTATTAATGTTTACGGTTTTAGAAACGGGTGATTATGACACGACCAAACATACAAACAGACAACGAAGTGCGCGAAATGACGCAAAAAGAATACGAAGCATTACTTGCCACGGGCTGGACAGAGGTAACAGATGAAACGCCTATTGCTAATTAGCGTCACCCTCATCGCCCTCACAGGCTGTGCAGACAGGTTCCGCTACCCATGCCAAGACCCAGCCAAAACCAACAGCGCTGAGTGCCAATGCAACCAAGAACCACGCACCAAAAACAAAGCCCTAGGCGCAGTCGAGTCCGGCATAACTACAACCACCATTAAAGAGCTTTTAGGATTTGACTGCTAATGAAACTAAGACCACGACTAAGTAACGAAGAAATTAAGGCGCGTTTAATCCTGATCGTAGGCATCGGGCTAACGGTTGTATTCGTAGGCTCAATCCTTTTTATTCTTTACGGATTGCTATTTGTTACGCAACCTAGGTACATGAGTGAAGCGGACTCTGAAGCCTGGGGAACCCTAAATCCCATGTTGCTTTCAATGTCTGGGGCCCTCTTGGCGTTGCTCTCAAGTAACGGCCTCAAGAACGCTGCAAAAGACAAAGACAAAGAACCACCAGAAACGCCAACACCATGAGGAAGTATCCGTACTACCCAGCGTGGGATGGTGGCAAAACCCAACCAATTACAGCCAAAGTTTTAGAGCTGTGCCAAAAACGCTACAAAGTGACCAACCTAGGCACGTATGTTTTTAGACAGATGCGAGACAAGCCCAATGAGTTAAGTTTGCACAGTACGGGCTTCGCAGTCGATATGGGCCATTCAGACATT